TGACTTCCTGATGCTTTTCCAAAACCGTAATAGACTTTACTTTTTCATCGTCCTGAATTGCCATGATGATCATTCCGATACCAAGACCACCAATCAGTACATCACCATAAGCATTGGCACAAAAACTACTATTGGTTCGCTTCTCCATATATGTATCACTCATAACGACCTCTCCACGGTGCATGAGTCTTACATAATTTCCGGGATTCACACCACTTAGAATGGCTCGAATATCTCCGTTTCTGACTTCAAAATGTTCCAGCTTAAAATCTCCGTTTTCCGTGGGAGATAAAAGCTGCGGCATATCTTTATACATTTATTTCTCCTTTCCAACACATTCAGGGCAAAGTGTTTTTCCGTTTTTACATTTCCAGCCTGAAGCATATGCCAGTCTGGAAAGACGCTGCTTATTGGTTTCCATTCCCATGCCGCCTTCATCGTTCCGATTCATTTTTCGGTCATTTGCATTGAAATCGGTACTCCAACTGCGAGAACAGCAATCACAGGTAATGTCGTAATATGTATCAATCCGAATTTTCATCTTACGCACCTACCCAAATACTGTAATCGTCACAGATATTATAGAAAATACGAAGGTCATCATTGACGCATTCCAGAGCAGGATTATAACCAGTAAAATCTTCATCCAGCAGACGATCCTCACGCTCTGCTTCATCCTCTACGCTGAGAATATCAATGTGCTGTCGTACAGTTCTGTATTCCTCACTGATTTCTTCCCAATCATCCTCTGATACTTTGGATTTTATCAACTTATAACAGTTTTCCAAGGCTCGGAGTGTTTTACGGCAAGATTCTAAGTCCTCGCCGCCTTCATTGATACACTGGCGAAGTTCCTTACCAAAACTCTTTAGGTCATATTTCCATTTCACATCAGTTGCCCTCCATGATTGCCTCAAACTCGTCAATGGCATTAACGATCTCGGCAAGAGAATCACGAACTTCTGCGATTGCTCCATCTTCGTAATCTTTTACTGCCTGATTCAATGCCTTGATAATAGCTGCGTCATCCAATTCGTTGTTTTTCCAGAATTTCATTTCCATATCATTCCCAACCTTCCTCAGAGCGTTCTTTTACAAAGGTTCTCAGTTTTTCCATGTAATCATCCATATTGTCTTTGCATTGCAGAATGAATTCATCATCCACAGTGCCTTTTCCAAGCTGAGATTTCCATTTCTCATAAGTTGCATGATTGGATAAGATTTCTCCAACATAGAACAATGCAGTCTGGTAATCCTCACACGCCTTTTTATAGGTCATTACATCGAAAACAACAGATGCAGGAGCAGGGATCGTTTTGATCAGCTTTGACAGTTCTACATAAAACTCAGAGGTCTTTTTCATCGAGAAGTTCCCTCGCTTTCGTCAGAAGTTTTTCCTTATCGTTTTCCATTTTATCATCCATGACCAATTCAAGCAAGGCGTTCAGAGCGTTGCCAAGGGATTTATCCTGCGAAAAACCAAGCTGCATCAAATCATTGCCATTGACTGCTAAATCCTTCAGAGAAAAACAATCCTGATCCTGTTTGATTTCCTGCATCATGCGGTAAAACTGACTGACTCTTGTAACCTGTTCTCCACGCTGACCAATATCAATACTCTGTGCTGATTTATCCGCTGTCTGAAGGAAAATGAGATTCATAAATTGGATTTCTCCAAACTTATTCAAGCATCGGCGCACAATATTCTTCTTTACCTCAAGCACACGATCATGGGATGCTACGAGCTGCACCACATCAGTAATCAGTTTGGATTCCAGACGGAGATTCCGAAGTGATTGTTCTGCAATCTCTGCACTCTTGGCGGCATGACCGTAGAAGTGTCCAATTCCGTTTTCATCCTCGGAATAGCAGAACGGTTTTCCAAGATCGTGATACAGACAAGCAATTTTTACAATGGTATCTCCATGACAATTACGAATCGCTTCCACTGTATGCTCCCACACATCATAGCAGTGATGGGGATTATTCTGGACAAATCCAATGCTGGGTGTAATCTCAGGAATGATAACCTCAAAGATTTCTGTGAAATTTTCCAGCAACCAATCACAACGACCAGACATGATTTGCAGAAACTCGTTTCCAATGCGCTCGGCGGCAATATCAAGCAAAAGATTCCTCTTTGCAAGCATTGCATTAGCAGTTTTCCGCTCGATGCCGAAATGATAACGAGCAGAAAAGCGCATTGCTCTGAGAATACGGAGTGCATCTTCCTCAAACCGCTGTTCAGGATCACCGACACAAACAATTTTCCGATTCAGCAAGTCATACTGACCATCAAAATAGTCAATGATTTCTCCGTTGATGTTCGTTGCCATCGCATTCATCGTAAAGTCACGGCGGCTCAAATCCTCTTTCAAATCGCTGACAAATTCAACTTGGTCTGGATGACGATGATCAGAGTAATCACCGTCTTTCCGATAAGTTGTGATCTCATATGGATTTTCCAGCAGAACAGTCAATGTTCCATGCTTGAGTCCAGTATCCAGCACACGAAAATCAGAGAACACTTCTTTCATCTGGTCTGGCAGAGCATTGGTACAAATATCCCAATCGTGCGGTGTTCTTCCAATCAAGCTGTCACGAACACAACCGCCGACCACAAACGCCTCATATCCTGCATCCATCAGCATTTTCATCAGACGCTTCGGTTCCTCTGGAATCTGCATCAGACGATGACTTGTATTAAACTGCCATCCATTTTCAGGTGCTTTCAGCCACCATTTTTCCATACTCATTCACCTACTATCACATACAGGCGTTTCTTGCCCCATTTTACCCAAAGACAATCGGGATTTTCCAAAGAGATATTCAGGTCTGGACGATTCTTCCGAACCTCGCTGGTAGACTGAACCACACCAGCTTCTTTCATGACGGCTGGAAGGTATCTGGTTTCCGTAAACAAGGTCTGCGGCTGCTCATTATTTTTCCAGTCCAAATCATCCAGAGCCAATAGAGTTTTCGGATCAACCAAAGGCTTTCCGATGACTACATTTAAAAACATGACTTATTCCTCACATTTTAATCGCCTGTTCATTGACATACATAACAAATTCCTCGATCCGCTTGTAATCAGGCTTTTCCGGGAGAGAGGTATTTGCCTTTGCGTAATCCATGCGCTTTTCAAACTCGTCTACCATCTGGTAAAATTCCGTTCTGAATGTTCCGTCCTCATTCTGGAACTCGCCATTGCGAATGGACATAAGCAGAGGAATATCATGTTCACGGAAAGTATTGATCTCCTGCTTTTCCAGAATATCCAGACACATCAGATACAAGCGAATCAGGTGCATAGCGTGTTTGTTCAGGTGTGCATCGTCCTTTTTCTTATTACGCTGTGTGATTTTTCCATACTCCTTGACAATGGTATTCAGATCGCTCCAAATGTTCTTATAATCACGGAGAGGATAATGCGTCAGATTTACATCCAAGAAGATCTCTGTATCCAAATCCTCACGCTGAGATTCATCCACATACAGATGAATTGCGCCGTTCTCAAACTCCTGATACCGATCATTGAAAGAAGTCATAGAGGACTTGCAAGAGGAAAGAATCTGCTTTTCTTTTTCCGACTGGTCATAGCGGTCACGAGCCAGAGCTGCTTGCAGACGGCGAAGCTGCTGAGTGGCATAACCGCCGAAGGCATGAACGGCTTTCTGAGAAAGGAACATATCTCGCTGTTCCACCATCATTCTTCCAATATTGTTAAAGAACACATACTGTTCAGGCTTACAGCCCAGCATTTCGATAACATTAGGGTTTGCTTCCGACAACAGATGAATCAATTTATTGAAGCCGTAAATTGTAGTATCAGTTGTATTGTCAATAACCTGTTCGAACTTGGTTCTTCCAAGAATGTCAGTTCTGGAATTAAGTGCGCAGCCACGCACATCAATATCGGAATCAGGGATGTTTGTTCCATAGGCATGACTACCGCCGAATGTTACAAACAAAAGAGATTTTCCAAGATGCTCATTTGTTTGAAGAAATTGATATTCAGGACGAGAGATTACTTCTTTAATATCAAGCATAAGATTTTCCTCCATTATAATTCATTGAGAATATATGTATTAATCCGCTCAAAAGCTGCATTACGAATATTTTTATCAGCCATTACATCTGATCTACTGATATTTTTCCATGACCGCAAATGCTTGATAGCGGAAATTGTTTCGATTCTTACATGATATATTTTTGCCAGTAAAGATGGTGCAAATCTATTCCATAGTAAATAGATAACTTGTTTCGCTTCGTTTTCTGATAATTTAGCACTCGGATTCTTTTCTCCTGTTTGCGCTGCGTACATATTTGTTTTGTCTTTTACCTTTGTTCCTGTCAAACGCCTTGAATGTTGCTCTCGTTCCTCTTTTGTCCAAACTTTTTTCCTTGATGCTTCCCATGCTTTTTCCATTGTTTCTCTTGGTACAGTATGATTTTTAAAATAGCTGCCCTCTTTATTAATAGCCGCCATCATACTTTCACGCTGTTTTTCTGACCACTGTAAACCACGATTGCTATTTGGATCAATCCGAATGTTATATCCATCAGTATTGGACTTATAATGATTTATCCAATAAAGTTCTCTTTCGTTTAAATCATCTACTGAACAATACTCAAGCACTCGAAATTCAAAAACATCTTTTCCATATTTATTCCAAGCATTTTGAAGATGCTTGTTAGGATGAATGTTCTGATTCAGCTTTGTAATATGAGAATACTGCCGTCTATATAAATTACTCGTTTGTCCAATATAGCGTTTTCCATTGATCAAATTAACAATTTCATAGATTCCAGATGTTGAATTTTCCGATTTATTAATTGTTATCAATAAGCATCCACTCCTATCAACTAAATAATGCCACCATAAACATAACCGCTCCAAATGCAGTTACAATCCACTGGAACATGGGGACTTTACTTTCAGACTGTCTATCTTCTTTCCTGTATCCAGATTCAATTTCCTGCGCTCTCTCACGCAGAAGCAAGCCGCCTGTAATAATCCATCCAAACATCTTTATCGTCCTCTCATTTTCTCATAATATTTCTGAAAGCGTTCTTCCATCTTGCGGCTCATAAACTCTCTTGCCTCTGGAATGGTCATTACCTGACAAGGAACATAACCGTCCTGTCCGAAGGGAACACCAATGGTCACTTTTCCATCGTAGAACAGGCTTCTAATCTCCTGTGGTATTTCCTCGTAAATTGAAGGTCTGTAATAGTTCCCGCTGCTGTTTCTGTGGGCAATGTATTTTTCCACATCAGCAAGTTTCAGGTACAAATCTGCATACTTGCCGCTTGCCGTAGGAACAATCTTACAATCAAAGCCGTCCAGCTTGCTTTTCTGCAATGCCTGATCCGTAATGGGCAGTTCAAAAGTCTGTGAATAAGGGAAATATCCTTCTTCCAGTAAAGCCAGCTTTTCCAGTGCCTCTTGCCAGTGAAAATCCTTGCCGCTGGCAAGTTGCTCTGTACCAAACAGAGTAAACATATCTTCCTGCCACTTGCGGCTTTTAGCAAAAAACTCACGGCGCATGGTTTCCTGATCATTCATCATGGATTTTGCTTTTATGGCTGCGGTTTTCCGTTCTGCACTTTCACTGCCAAGTGTAAAGGCAAGGAACAAGGCTTCAAAGATCATAAGGAACGCTCCTTTATTTCGTCATATCTTCTACTTCAAAGATTTCTCCAACATGAACAGTCAGAACATTATTGTAATCCAAGAATGTTGCCAGCTTTTCCATCAGTTTGTTTCGATCCTCAGCATAGACAAGAAAGCCACGACTGCTACCACCAGTATAGTAAACCACAACAGAATATACGCTCATGTTTTCCACTTCTTTAAAAACGCTTACATATTCCATTTTGTTTTCTCCTTTTCCATTGTACTTGTATTTATGGTTATTGTCAAGTATTATTTTCGCATTCTTCCAATTCATCAGGAAATGCGTCTAATTCCTTGCCGCTATCCAGCTTGATTTCCCAC